CTCAAAAATCAGGCGGTGGACACGCGGTGAAAAGACCATTTAAGGGCAGATCTCCGCGCGTGCCGCCTGTCGGTCGGGGCCGAAGTCGTTAAGTTTCTTTTTTCGCTTTTGCCGCTTTACCTGCTGGCTTTTTGGCTTTACCGGCGGCGCGCGGCGTGGTGGCTGTTTTCGCCTGTTTCTTCTCCGCCTGGGCCACATCGGGTTGCGATGTCGCTAACTTCTTCAAATCGCGGGTTAAAGCCTGTATTTCACGCTTTACGCCTGCATTTGAATTCAGTTCTGTTGCGCGGCGAAACAGCTTGAGCGCCTCGCCTTTTGTTTCGTTGTCGGATGTACCACGGCGGGAAAAACCACGCGCTTTGCAAAGTTTGGATGCCACCTCATCCGGCATATCACAGCCCTCAACAATCGCTGCCACTTCATCCAGTAGGGCCACGTAGCCAGACAAATCAGCCATGGCGTCAGCCGTTGCGATATTAAGTACCTGGTTACTGATCTCTTCAGCCAGCAGTACCGGCGCGGTACGCTTGAAATCATCGCGCATGGATAAGCCATGCTTCACCACGTAGCGCCCAATTCTCAGCGCCTGCGGGTAGTCCTGGCAGTCAATCGCCCATAACATCAGCGTGGTGATCACTTCGTCCTGTCGCCCGCTGTCGCCTTCCAGTGTTCCATCAATCCAGCCCTGATAATTTGGCAGCATGTCACGCTTCATCACTGCTTTTGTCTCAGTTGACTGCACCGCTTTAAGAGAGGTCTGATCGAGGCGCAGTCGGTGCAAAATCTGCTCATGCGCAGTACGTACAACGCTTTGTTGTGCGGCGCTGTCTCCGCGTCGATCAGCCATCACTTGCTGAAAGTGTTTTTGTGCCGGGGTTAGCATAAGTTTCTCCAGGAGGCGGGCGCTCAAGCGCCCGCAATATCAGTTATTCACCGCGTTCTATTCGGTTTCAACGGGTTGATTGACCACTTCTGCGGATTGCGTTTCCGGGGCTTCGGCAAAAGAAATTCCGTCAATGAATGCACACTTGCCGTAGTCTTCCACAACGAAATCATCATTAGAGGACTGGTAGTTAGCCACGCGGTTATAGTGAGGCTCTTCAACAATGGTTCGACGCAGCGCCCCCAACTGGTAATACACGGAGAGATTTTTCAGCGACGTGATCAGCACGCAGTCATCAGGCATGTACGGCGCAAAGACCACCGGCAGACCGCCAACTTTTTCACTGGACACAATCAACTGTGCGGCGATCAGTTCGGCGTTCGGATTGGTCTGGCTCAACGCGTTCAGTTTCGGGAAGTAACTACTGGTCAGCAGATCTGACGACAGGATCACGACCAGATCAGGCGCTTTGCGGTGCCAGGAATCCAGCAGTGTGTTTTTGGCGTCAAAGACTGCTGCATCGAGGTTGCCGTAAGTGCCTTTGGCTACGATTTTGTTGTCTTCATCACGGGCGGTCAGCGTGACGTCACTGATAATACGGTGTGGGGCTTCATTACGGATTTTCTGAAGCCAGCCAACGCCGCAATCCTGCAACAGCGGATTTGCCGCACGATTAGATACTTCAGCGTATGACGTACCGTTAAAGCCAATCATGATGCGATCCAGCGCAACCTGCTGTGCGTGTGCAGCACTGATCAGAGACTGGAAATTAGGCTGCATAGACCAGGCATCCAGCTGTGAATAGCTCACGCTGGAATCGTAGTTCGTCTTACGGCAACGATAGCTACTTGGCTCCTTGGAATGGTTGTCTACCGGGTTACGGCGTGAAGTGCCGTCGCTGCTGTTGTTAGTGCTGGCAATCGGGCCTTTACTACCAATCAGGATTTTCTGGCCTTCCTGGGCTTTTACCGGGAATACGTTAATTTTCTTAAGAAAATCATCGCTTTCCATCGAAGCTTTTTCCATGCGCTGCTGCACTGCCGGTTCAACGCTGAAAGATTTGGCGACATCATCAGATCGCACGCCATTCAGATTGGCCTGGCGATCTACATAGCCGTTAAAAAGTACGCGGGTACTGTTTTCCATGTGTTTTAATCTCGTTTACGTGGTTAGTAGTCGGCCTGTTCTACGCCGGAGTTGCCGCCCTGGGCTGGCTGGCGGTTGAAGGTGCTGGCGTCCTGTTGCGCCAGCGTACCCTTCAGGTTTTCCAGATCGCTTGTCAGCTTCTGGATGGTCTGTGCATCACCGTCACGCAACGTTTTAAGCTCTACCACCTGATCGATAAGTTCAGCCTGAGACGTGGCGACACCTTCAACCACTTCGCGCACCTGGCTGAATTGCTCACTGTCGGTTTTATGGTTTTTGGTCAGGAGTTCCTTCATGCGGCTAAACCATTTGCTGCCTTCATCGCTGCGCTGTTCTGCCAGTTCAATAACTTCCGCCTCGATAGCGTCAGAGAACATCGCACTTTCGCCCTGTTGCTTATTGAAGGCTTGAACCTGCTGACGTTGCTGGGCGGCGAATTTAAGCCGCTCTGTCCCCAGGCTTGCCGGGGTATCGGTCATCGCCAGCCCAACAACATAGGCTTTACCGTTCAGGGCAAACTGAGGGTGTAGCTCGATGCTGGAATAGACCTTCTTACCGGCGTCAGTGAGTGCCTTCATTTGGGCTGAAGGCTCAATTTCTGCATACAGTGCAGTGCGCCCAGCCAGGGGGCCTTCGGTGATGTCTTCAGCGCTAAGTGCGGTTACATCCCCCATTGCACCAAAGTCGCTGCCTGGATAAGGGGAGAGATAATGCTCAACGTTGATCCGTGCACCGTAAACGTCCTGGCTGTAACTCGCCGCCGCGTCACGCAAGTGATCTGGACGGATTTCACGCCCGTCTACGGTTGCACCGGAGACGGCAACACGGAATTTCTTCCGGGTAGGCTTGGTTATTGCACTCATGTTTTTTCCTGCCGTTTGGTTTCTGTCCTTACATGATGTCAGTTGCTAAGTCCTTGTCTCAACGCGTTTTAGTTGTCAGAGGAAGCCCACAACCCAAAGGACGGGAACGGCCTTCGCGCGCGGGTTAATCTCTCCATCGAAACGAGAGGACACCGCATGATTCAGGACGCATTTGTAAGGCAGAGAGCGAAACAGCTTTACTGGCAGGGATACCCGCCAGCGGAGATCGCACGCCTGATGGGGATCAGCCAAAACACGATTTATTCATGGAAAAAACGTGATGAATGGGATGAAACGCCCGCTATTCAGCGCGTCACACAGTCTATTGATGCCCGGTTATGCCAACTGACGGCAAAGCCCACAAAAAGCGGCGGCGACCTGAAAGAAATGGATGCGCTTACCCGGCAGATGAAGAAACTCTCTGAAGGGCAACAGGCGGAGCCATTCAAAAAAACACGCACCGGCAAGAAAAAAAATCACTTCTCCGAGGCACAGATCGCCGCGCTGCGGGAAAAAATTCAGGATTCGCTTGCCTGGCATCAGCAGGGATGGTTTGCACAGCGTGGGCAGCGTAACCGGATGATCCTGAAAAGCCGCCAGATTGGGGCAACATGGTACTTTGCCCGCGAAGCGCTTTTGCAGGCGCTGCGGGATGATGTGCAGCACGGATATCAACGCAACCAGATATTTTTATCCGCATCACGTCGCCAGGCGCACCAGTTCCGGGGGTTCATTCAGAAAGTAGCGGAGGAAGTCGACGTTGAATTAAAAGGCGGCGATAAAATTCTGTTATCCAATGGCGCTGAACTGCATTTTCTTGGCACGTCAGCCGCAACCGCACAGAGCTACACCGGCAATCTATTTTTTGATGAGTTTTTTTGGGTGGGTAATTTCGCCAACCTTCGCAAGGTTGCCGGTGCAATGGCAACCCTGAAGGGGCTAACGCGCACCTACTTTTCTACCCCCTCCAGTGAGAGCCATGAAGCCTATCCGTTCTGGACGGGCAAGCGCTGGAATGAGAAGCGTAAAAAGGCAAGCCGTGTTGAATTCGACACAAGCTGGAAAGCGCTTAACAGTGGCGTACTTTGCCCGGACAAAACCTGGCGGCAAATTGTCACCCTTCAGGACGTTATCGATCACGGCTGGGAGTTCACCGATCTGGAAGAGATCCAGGATGAAAACACGCCGGATGAGTACACCAACCTGTATATGTGCGAATTCGTCAAAGAAGGGGAGGCCGTTTTCACCCTCAACCAGCTATTAGCGTGCAGCGCGGATGGATATGACGAGTGGCAGGACTGGAAACCATACGCGGCCCGCCCGCTTGGTGATCGTGAGGTGTGGATAGGCTATGACGCTAACGGCAGCACCGGCAACGGTGACAGCGGGGCAATTTCTGTTATCGCACCACCGCTGATCACCGGCGGCAAGTTCCGCACTATCGAAACGCGCCAGCTTCGCGGCATGGAGTTCGAAGAACAGGCCAAAGCGATTGAAGACTTAACCTTCAAATACAACGTCCGGCACATCGCCATTGACGGCACAGGGATTGGCGAAGCGGTCTGGCAACTGGTTAAAAAATTCTTCCCGGCGGCAGTCTGTTTCATCATGTCGCTATCTTCAAAGCGAACGCTGGTACTCAAAATGCAGCAGGTGATCCGCGCCGGTCGTTGGGAGTATGACCGAAGCGAACAGGCATTAGTGTCTGCTTTCAACGCTGTAAGAAAGATAACCACCCCCGGCGGTCAAATCACCTATGACACTGATCGCGCACGCGGCGTTAGTCACGGCGACCTTGCCTGGTCAACCATGCTTGCCGTTATCAACGAACCTATCGGACGCGAGAACGGCGGCGGCGGCGGTTCCGTAATGGAGTTTTAATGAACACAACCACAGACGAAAACGGCTTAACAATGCTCACTGAAAACACGGCTGATATTGGCGAAGCAATAAAACGTGATCCCTCAC